TTCCCTACAGCTGATGCATCAAATGCTATTATTAGAATAGCTTAAAACAATATGGCTATTATCAACGGCTGGGGTAGAGGTACCTGGGGTCAAGGAGAATGGTCAAATCCAATACCTGTTGAAGTTACTGGTGTTGCAGGAACAACTGCACTAGGTAATGAAACAGTCGTTGCAAAAGCAACAGTTGCAGTAACAGGAGTATCTGCAACATCTGCACTTGGAAATGAAACAGTAATAGGTATAGCTAATGTTTCTGTTACAGGAAATGTTGGTACTTCTGCTTTAGGTGATGAAACTGTAGCAGCTAGTGCAAATACTGCAGTTACAGGTAATGCTGGAACAAGTGCATTAGGTAATGCGATAACTGCTGGTGCAGCAGTAACAGGAGTATCAGGTTCTGCTTCTATAGGAACTTTAGGAGATGAATCTGTAACAGCAGCAGCTAATGTTGCAGTTACAGGATTAACAGGAACTAGCGGACTAGGAAGTATTAGTTTAGTTACAAATAATATTTTAAGTCCTGATGGTTTATCTGCACAAGCATTAGTAAATTCTGCAACTATAGTAGCAAAAGCAAATATAGATGTTACTGGCATTTTAGGTACATCTGAATTAAATATTGTCAATGTTTGGGGTCTAGTAGATGATGCACAAACAGCTAATTATGTAAATGTAGATGATGCACAAACTCCAAATTATACAGACGTAGATAGTTCACAAACACCAACTTATGGAAATGTGGATAATTCACAAACAGCAAATTATAGTAATATAGACACATCTCAAGTACCAAACTGGGAAGAGGTGGCATAACAAGGAAAACTTATGGCAACTTATGTAAATGATTTAAGACTCAAAGAAATAGCTACAGGTGATGAAGCAGGCACCTGGGGTACTTCTACGAATACTAATTTAGAACTTATAGCAGAAGCATTTAGTTTTGGCACAGAAGCCATAACTACAGATGCTGACACACATACAACAACAATAGCAGATGGAGCAACTGATCCAGGTCGTTCTTTTTATTTAAAGTATACAGGTACACTCGATAGTGCTTGTACTATTACTATTGGTCCTAATACTGTTTCTAAGTTTTGGCTGATAGAAAATGCAACATCTGGTTCTCAAAATATTATTATTTCACAGGGTTCAGGAGCAAATGTCACTATTCCAGCTGGAGAAGTTAAAGCAGTTTATTCAGATGGTGCTGGTTCAGGAGCAGCTGTAGTAGATGCTTTTGCTGGTTTAAAAGTATCAGATGCAGCTCAAACAAACATTACAAGTCTTGGAACTCTTACAACACTTACAGTAGACGATATAACAATTAACGGATCAACTATCTCTGATGCAGGTGATTTAACCATTGATTCTGGTGGAGATATTATTCTTGATGCTGATGGTGGAGAAATTGTTTTAAAAGATGGTGGAACATCTTTTGGTCAGCTTAAAGGAGCAACCTCTGACTTTATTATTCAATCCTTAGTTCAAGACAAAGACATAATATTTAAAGGTGACGATGGTGGTGGTGTAGTAACAGCACTTACCCTTGATATGTCAGCAGCAGGTGCCGCTACATTCAACAATCAAGTTACCATCGGCTCAGGCTCTAATTTAGTTAATGCTGGTAATATGACTATTGATGTTGCAGGTGATTTAACTCTAGATGCAGATGGTGGCGACATAATATTTAGTGATGGTGGTAGTGAAAAAGCTAGATTTAATGCAGGTGATTTGGGTATTGGAACTTCCTCGCCATCAGTTGCTTTACACGTTTCAAAATCTGGAACAGATGCAAAAATAAGAATACAAGATACTGATGGTACAAATCAGTTTACAACAATTAGTCAAAATGGTGGACAACTACAAATATTTGCTAGAAATAATACTAGTAATGGTTCTATTCAATTTTTAGGTAATAACGGCAGTGCTTCAAGCGAATATGCTAGGTTTGATAACTCAGGCAACATGGGTATCGGTACAGCCAGCCCTGATACAAAATTACATATTGTCGATGCTCTAAGTGGTGGACAATTATTAGTAGCAACTTCTGAGTCAGATGATGCTGAAAAATATGGTACATTCGGTACACAACATTATGATGTAGATCAAGAACCAGTATTAGCTATAGCAGCTCAATCATCGTCATCTGAGAATAATATTTTAATAGGTGGTGCTTTGGGTGAGTTTAATTCTGCAACAGCTGTTAAATTTTTTACTGCAGCAAATGCTACAACAACTACTGGCTCGGAACGCATGAGAATTAATAGTTCAGGCAACGTAGCAATCGGTCACACCAGTCCTGAAGCTAAACTTGATGTTGATGCAGATTCAAACCAAGTTGCTTTTATGTCTAGAGACCAAGGTTCTGCTACTTATCCAGCTTTTGGTTTTTCTGGTCAAATAGATTCTAATGGTAATAGAGGTACTGGTATATTTTTACCTACTGATGGTGCTTTAGGATTTGCTGCTCATAGTGCAGAACGCATGAGGGTTAACCCTTCAGGTGTAGGTATTGGTTCAACCAACCCTTCAAATCTACTACATATTGCAGGTGCTTCAGGCACTACTATCTTAGAGTTACAAAGAACAAACACTAATGCTACAGGAACTACTGGTGGTGTTTCGTTTACAGCCAGTGATGGTCATGCAGTAGCAAGTATATTAGCTATTGGTGATGGTGATGATCAAGGTGCAAATTTATCTTTTAGAACAACATCTGCTGCATCCGAAAATAATGCTTTCAATTCTACCACAGAATTTATGAGGCTTACTTCAACAGGTGACTTGGGAATCGGCACAAGCAGCCCATCAGGTAATTTACATCTAGTTGGTCCTTCTAGTGGACAACCTACATTTTATATTTCAGATAAAGATGAAGGCACAGGAACAGGTGATTCTTTACTTATAACAAAATCAGGTCTTACATCAAGTATATTTGATAGAGATTCAGGAAGTCTTTTAAATTTAGGTTCTAATGATGTATCTAATGTCATGACTATAGAAGGTAATAATTCTAGAGTAGGTATTGGCACAACTTCTCCTGCACAAAAACTTCATATTATAGACACAAGTAATCCTGCTTCACCTAATGGTTCAGTAGTTATAGAAGGTCAAAGAGATGGCACTGCTAACTTAATAGAGCTAAGAGCAAGAGATAATAGTAGTTCAAGTTCTGCTTTACCTAGTGGACAAGGTGGGATTATTAGAATGAATGGTTTTGATGGTTCTGACTTTGAAGAAATGGCTTTCATTGGTTATCAAGCAGAAGCAACAGTAGCGGATGGTGATGCTCCAAGTAGATTAATATTCGGTACTACATCTGATGGATCAGGAGCAACAACAGAAAAAATGAGGTTAACTTCAGCAGGTCGCTTGGGAATTGGAACAACCAGTCCATCAGTACAGTTAGATGTTGAGGGTGATACTAGAATAAAAGCCTCAAGCACTACAGCAACAGCCCTAACAATAAAACGTAGTTCTAGTTCTGGTCGAGCACAAATGGCTTTTACTGATGAAAGTGATAATCAAATATTCCGTATAGGTATGACTGGTGCAGGAAGCGAGAATTTCAGTTTTTTTGATGGCTCTGATACTATTTTGGAATTAAACAGAAGTTCTAATGCAGCAACTTTTGCAGGAACTATCTCTAGTGGTGCTATAGCAATAGGTCAATCAACCTTTTCAGGTGGTAATACTTTACTTGACATACATGCTTCAGGTTCAGGCACAGGTTCACTTGTAGCTTTTGCTAATGACCATAATACAGATAGGTTTTTTGTGGGTGTTGCAGGAGACACTACGGGTAATGTTTTGCTCCATAATGCAGAAAATTCAGCCATGCTTTTTGCTACCAATAATTCTGAAAGAATGAGGATTCACTCAGGTGGTTCTGTTTCAATAGGTAGTACAACATCAAGCGGTAAATTATTCGTAAATGGTAATTTGAGAGTAGATGGTGCTTATAAACTAGAAGGTGACAATAATGTTATCTCACAAAGCGGCACGACCATAAGTATTGGTGATGTTAGTGAAAACGACAACACAGTAATTTTTACTGGGTATGGTGCAACCTCTAAAATTGAGTTAAATGATGGCTTCATACCTATATCAACAAATGGTAGTGAACGTGTCAGGATTGATGGTAATGGTGATTTATTCGTAGGTAAAACATCTTCTAACTCTGCTAACACAGGTGTCGAGGCAAAAAGTGGTGGTTTATTAACTGCTACAAGAGCAGCTGCAGTAGCAGCTATATTTAACAGGACAACGAGTGACGGACAAGTTGTACAGTTTAGAAAAGCAAATACTACAGTCGGCTCAGTTTCAGTTACAGGATCAGCTACAACCTATAACACTTCATCTGATTTAAGATTAAAAGACATTACAGGTTCTGCCAGAGGTTTAGAGGTTGTCAATGAACTTAATCCAGTTGCTTATAATTGGAAAGAGAGTGGTAAGTCTGATGAAGGTTTAATAGCTCAAGAAGTTCAAGAGCTTGTACCTAACGCAGTATCAGAAACTGAAGAGGGTTATTATCAAATGGATTACTCTAAGTTAGTAACTCATTTAATCAAAGCTGTCCAAGAACAACAAGAACAAATAGAAAAATTACAAAAAGATTCTCATACTCCTAAAAATTTAGAGGATATGAGTGGTTACAAGAATATTAGAGAAACTATTGATAATCTTGTAGACGAAGTTAAGCTATTAAAAGGAGGAAAATAAAATGGCTATATCATATACATGGGATGTAAGTCAATGTGCTGCATACCCATCAAAAAGTGGAAAATCAAATGTTGTGCATACTGTACACTGGAGATTAAAAGGTGTTGATGATTCTAATAATGATTCTGAAGGCAATCCACAAAATAGTGAATCTTATGGTTCAGTAGCATTAGACACTTCTGATTTATCTTCATTTATAAATTGGTCTAGTCTAGATTCTGCAAAAATTCAAAGTTGGGTTGAAGCTGCATTAGGAGCAGATGAAATTACAGCTATAAAATCTAGAATAGATGCAGACATAGCGGAAAAAGTTACACCAACTAGTGTAATGAAAACGCTAGGATAAAATTATGAAAGATGAAAATTTTTATGTAAACGTATTACAGCTTATTGATGTCTCTAGTAAAAGAGGTGCATGGGGTGGACCTGAGTTAGAAGCTGTAGCAAAAGTAAGAAGTGTAGTAGTTGAAAAACTAAAAGCACTTAATGCTAATGTAAAAGAAAATGTTGATGTAATATCTTCAGAAGAAACAGATGTAGAGGAGAAATAATGGAAATATTTGTTTTAATATTATTAGTATCAATTATAGGTTTAGGTTTAATTTGGAAATACAAACCTAGTTGGATTGATTTAATAAAAGCTAAATTTAAAAAATAATGGCAAAAGAAAGTTCTATGGAAAAAATATCAGCACATGAAAGAGAATGTGCAATCAGATATGAAAATATAGAAAAAAGATTAGAGGATGGCTCTAGACGATTTGATCGTTTAGAAGCCATGCTTTGGGCTGTCTACCCATTTATTATTGGAGCACTAGTAGTAAGTGAATATATATGAGTAGAGCAAAGAAAGTTATATCAAGAGTTGTAGGCAAATTAAAAAAAGCAAGTAAGGCTCATGCTAATCAGGCTAAAAGTTTAGAGTCTGTAAAATTAAAAAAAGGCAAAAGCACAGTCAATAAAGCTGGAAACTATACTAAGCCTGAGATGCGTAAACGTCTTTTTAATAGAATTAAAGCAGGTAGTAAAGGTGGAAAGCCTGGACAATGGAGTGCTCGCAAAGCACAGATGTTAGCAAAACAATACAAAGCTAAAGGTGGTGGCTATAAATAGTTTAGATATAAAAGGTATAGAGATACCTACATCTAAACATCCTGAGATAAAAAAACTCAAGAGACAATACAATGTTCATTCTTTACATGGTAATAAAGTTTGGAACTCTACATTTGTATTATTAGATTATTTAGATAAATATAATTTTTATAATGCAAGCATAGCTGATCTTGGTTGTGGTTGGGGTGTGTTGAGCTCTTATATGCAAAAGCAAGGTTCTGAAGTTACAGGATATGATGCAGATGAATCAGTAAAACCATACTTTGATTTAGTAGCAAAGTTAATGGAAACAAAACCTAGATTTAAAAATATAGATATTTTTACTAATGATTTACCCATGCATCATGATATTTATATAGCTTGTGATGTTTGTTTTTGGGAAGGACAAATAGATAGTTGGATTACATTAATAGAAGAATTAGCTTATCAAGATAAAGTTTTAATAATGTGTGATCCAGGTAGAGAGTCTTTCTGGGAATTACTAAAGAGTTGTCAAGTGCCTTATATAATAGAAAGAAAATTCATAGAAGAACCTAAAAAAACTGATGCATATATAGTTATGTTTGGAAATTAAAATGGCATTAAAAGAATCACAAAAAAGTTTAAAAAGATGGACAGGGCAAAAATGGACTACTGCTAGTGGTAAAAAATCCAGTGAGACTGGTGAAGTTTATGCACCTAAAGCAACTATTGATAGATTAAAATCAACTAAAAAAGGTAGAGCAAAATTAGCTAGAGCTAACAGAATAAAAAGAAAAGCAACTGCTAAAGGTAAACAACATGCAAAGCATGGGTTGCATAAAGGAAAAAGAAGATAATGTACGAATATAAATGTGAAGTAACAAGAGTTGTAGATGGTGATACAGTCGATGTCATCATTGATTGTGGTTTTTCTATACTACACAAAGCTAGAGTTCGTATGTATGGCATAGATACTCCTGAATCACGAACTAGAGATTTAGATGAAAAAGCTAGAGGTAAGTTAGCTTCACAGTATATACAAGATCATATTGATAATGGTAATGAAATAATTATCAAAACAGAAAAAGATAGTAAAGGTAAATTTGGCAGAATCTTAGGAAAAATATTTATTGATGGTAAAGATATTAACCAGTCAATGATTGATGAACATTTAGCAGTAGCTTATCATGGTCAAAGTAAAGCTGATATAGAATTAGCACATTTACAAAATAGATCATTATTGATTGAGAAAGGTATCTATAACCCATCATTATGAATGATTTTGTCACAATAATACAACAGGTAGGTTTTCCTATAGCAGCAGCTTTAGGTTTAGGTTGGTTTATTTATAAACTAATTATGCGTATCGTTGATGGTATGGAAAACAAATTAGATGTTGTTGACGAAAAAGTTGCAGAGCAAATAACTGCGATGGAACAAAGACTAGGAACAAAATTAGATTCACAACATGGCATTCTAGTAGCTTTAATAGATAGAGTAAGAAGTCTTGATAATGAAATAATTAGACAAGATACTTTAATAAAAACTATACTAGGAGTGCCACAATTAATTGACAGCAATAAAATTGCTAAGGCAGACAGAGATGATCAAAGAAAAGATTAACTATCAAAGGGCTTTTGGATTAACAAAGATTGTATCCCTGAGTGTATTCATATTAAATTTTTCATTATTCGTTTATCCTGACGAATTATCTTTTAAATTTAAGAGCCCTTCTTTTAGCGGTGTAGGAACATCTGCACACTATTTAACTATAGATAATCAAGAATATACTAGAAGAGAGGCACTAGAAGCAGAAATAAAAGCATTAGAAGAAGCAGCTTTAAGAGATGCAGAGAATACAACACTTGCTAGATTTATTAGAAACTTTGAATCTAGAATATTTGCACAGTTATCTAGACAATTAGTAGATCAATTATTTGGTGAAAATCCAGCTACTGAAGGTAGTTTTACTTTATTTGATAATATTATTAGTTGGACTTCAGATGGCACAAACATAACTTTAAATATTTTTAATACATTAGATGGAAGCACTACACAGATTACTATTCCTATTGGTGACTTTGGTTTTGGTAGCTAGTTGTGCATCAACATCAAAATACAATTTACCTTGTTTAACTAATCCAGAAGGAGATTATAAAGACCTAGTAACGATTATAGGTAAAGCAGAATGTTTTTCTGCAGATGCTTTTATAAATGAACCAGTTACTGAAGCAATAAAAAATATACCACAGCCTAAAAGAAAACCAGTTGTAGCTGTGTATAGATTTCTAGATCAAACAGGACAGAGAAAATCTATAGATGGTTTTGCAAGTTTTTCTACAGCTTTAACACAAGCACCTGTAAATTATTTAATTAGAGCATTAAAGATATCAGATTTTTTCATAGTTGTAGAAAGGGTAGGCTTTGATCATATTACTAGAGAAAGACAGATAATAAGATCAGGTAGAGAAAAGTTTAATGATAGTACACAGCAACAACCTTTGTTATTTGCTGGCATTATCATGGAAGGAGATATAGTAGATTATAATACTAATCTCAAAACAGGAGGAATAGGTGCAAGATATTTAGGCATTGGTTCCTCTAAACAATATAGGGAAGATACAGTTGTTGTTTCACTTAGGCTTGTATCAGTTAGTACAGGAGAAATACTGGTAGAAACTTTATCTTCTAAAACAATTTTATCTGTAGCAGTATCATCAGATGTATTTAGATATATAGAAGACTATACAAAACTTGTTGAGTTTGAAAGTGGTAGTGCTATGAATGAAAGCAAATCAATTGCTATACAAGCCGCTTTAGAAACAGCAGTTGTTAATATAATTAATTTAGGTATCGAAAAAGGATACTGGGAGTACAATGAATAGAATAATTTATAAAATGATTTTTGTTTTTACTTTATCAGTAATTGCAGATGATAATGAAATATATATAAATCAAACAGGTAGTAATGCAAGTATAGACTTAGAACAACTAGGTAGTTCTAATATTATAGGTGGTTCTGATTCTGTCGCTGGTACTATGACAAGTGCTACTCTTAATGGTGGGAGTATGACTTTAGATATCAATCAAATAGGCTCATCTAACCAGTTTTTGACAGGAGGTCTTTATGGTTCTGACTTTACTGGTTTCTTTGAATTTGATGGTGATTCTAATATATTTGATATAGATTTAGATACTTCTGGATTGAATGGTGCAGACTTTGTAGATTTAAATATAGATGTTACAGGTTCTAGTAACACATTTGATGTAGATTTAGGAGAATCATCAGCAGTGGATTATCTTAATTTAGATTGGATAATAGATGGTGATAGCAATGCTTTTGACTATGAGATAGATTCTGAATATGCAACTAACTATGTAGATTTATTTGGTGATAGTAACACTATTAATTTTACAGGTAGTGGTTATGGTAATAGCTCTACAGATGCTGGATATTTTTATTTAGATTTAACTGTCAGTTCAAATGTTTAGCAGCAGATTGGTTAAAAATAGAAAGCAATGGATCAAATCAAAACGTATGTATTATACAGTCTGATTCTGGCACTGCCACTTCATGCTAATACTATAGGTGATATAACAGAACTTAAAGGCAATGGTCGAATTGTTAGAGATGAACCATTTGCTGCTGTATTAGATTTTGATATAAACTCTTACGATAATGTTCAAACTGCTAACGGCAGGATAGGAATTACATTTTTAGATGATAGCCAAGTTAGATTAACTGAGCATTCTAAATTAATTATTGACGAGTATATATTTAATCCTAATCCAGATAAATCTAAAATGTCTCTTACTTTTGCGAGTGGCACAATAAGATTTGTTTCAGGTAGTGTTAATAAACTTAATAAAAAAAATGTAACTCTATCTACACCCACAGCAGACATAGCAATACTAGGCACAGACTTTACAGTAACTGTAAATGAATTAGGTGAATCTTTAATTATATTGTTGCCTGATGCTAATGGTTTATCTAGTGGTGAAATAATAGTTTCTACAGCTGCAGGTCAGGTAACTCTTAATAAACCTTATCAAGCTACAACAGCTAGTGTGTATGAGCAGCCGCCTACAGAACCTATAGAGTTGGATATAGATTTACAGTTTATTGACAATATGTTGATAATTAATCCGCCTAAAGAAAAAGTTGTAGTAGAAGAAAGACAAGTAGCTAGAAGAGATGATTATTTAGATTTTACAGATTTAGATATAGATTTTTTAAATGAAGATTTATTAGCACTAGAGGAAGACTTTGATTATAGTGAGCTCGATATAGATTATTTATCAGTAGAGTTTTTGGAAGACTTATTAGATGTAATAGATGATCTAGATATAAAAGAAGAAGATGAGCTTAATCAGTTTGTTTCTGCTGTACCTATCACTGGTACTTCTTTAGGACAAGATTTAGAAACACAAATAGTGACTATATTACAGGGCGATGAAATAAAAATTATTCGTAATGTAAATCAATATGTAACTTTAGAATTAAATGCTGATCAAGGATATTCTGTTTTAATAATACAAGATGGTGTATCAAAAAGTATAACTATTAATAATAGTTCATCATCAACGATACGAATATCTCAAGGATCAGGATGAAAAAACATTTAATTTATTTATTTATAATTATAAGTTTTATTTATATTACAGTACAAAATTATAGTTTTGTAGAAACTTTAAAACTTAAAACTTTTGATGTTTTTGTAGAAAAAAAAGAAGCTTCAGGTAATTTTGTAATATTGGATATAACAGATCAAGATGTTAGAGATAGAGGCGGATACCCATTTCCAAGAAAAGATTTAGCTCAAATACAAGTTGATCTTATAAATAAAGGTGCATTAGGAGTTGGTTGGGTAATAAGTTTTGTAGATGCAGATAGATTTGGTGGTGATCAAATTTTTGCAGACTATTTAAATTACATACCTACAGTAGTTGCAACTTTTGAAACAGATAATAATTTAAAACCACCTACTACAGGAACTGTAATATTAGGACAAGATGTATATGGTATAGAAGCTAGAGGATATATACCAAATATAGATTTAATAAAAAAAAATGTACAAGAAGGTTTAGTATCTGCACCAGTAGATATAGATAACTTAGTCAGAAAAATTCCTCTATTGTATAAATCAAATGATGGTTGGACTCCATCGTTTGGTACACAAGTGTTAAAAGTATTAGCTGGTGCAGACACTTACATAATAAAAACAAGCGAAGCAGGTATAGAAGAAATAAGAGTACCAGGTATACCACCTACACCTTTAGATAATTTAGGCAGGAAATGGATAAGTTGGGTTGATACTCCTAAGACAACATTAAAAGAAATGGATGTTGAGGGTAAGTTTGTATTTATAGGAGTAACTGCTAAAGGGGTAATGCCACAAGTAGCTGTACCCACAGGTCTTGTTTATCCGCATCATGTGCAAGCAGCTTTAGCAGAATCAATACTTATAGAAGATAGTCCTTACATACCTAATTATGCTTTGTTACTAGAAATAACTATATTAATAGTATCGACATTATTAGTATGGCTAATATTAAATACTTTAAATTTGAGTTATGGATTGCTAGGTTTTGGGTTAGTTTTATTTGGCACATCTTATTATGGTATTTATCTAATTAGAAGTGGTTTATTAGTAGATGTTACATGGTCTTTAATAGCAAGTTTTTTTACTGGAGCAACTGCATTTTATTTAAATTACAGTGAGCAGTACAAACTGAGGCAACAAATTAAAAAACAATTTGAACATTACTTAGACCCTAGACAAGTTAAAAAATTACAAGACAATCCTGAATTATTAAAGTTGGGTGGAGAAAAAAGATATTGCACCTATTTATTTACTGATGTACGAGGCTTTACTAGTTTAAGTGAACAATTAGAACCTGAAGAAGTAACAGAACTAATGAACAAAGCTTTAACTATACAGGCTAAAGTTGTACAAGATAATGGTGGCATGGTAGACAAATATATAGGTGATGCAATGATGGCTATATTTAATGCTCCTATAGAGTTAGATAATCATGAAGATGCTGCTATAAAAACAGCAATTCAAATAAGACACGAAATAAAAGCAGCACAGTTAGGTATTGAAATTGGTATTGGATTATCGTCAGGAGAAGCTGTGATAGGAAATATGGGAAGTGAAACACGCTTTGATTATACAGCTATAGGTGATGCTGTAAACCTTGGAGCAAGGATGGAATCAAGTTGTAAAGAGTTAAAAACAGATTTAGTGATAGCAGAACATACTATGAAAGCTAGCTCTTATAAATTAAAATCATTAGGACAAATAAAAGTCAAAGGTAAAAACAAACCTATAAAGGTTTATACAGAGAGGTAATATTATGAAAAATATATTAAAAAAAGCTGTTGGTAGTCTTGCACCTACATTAGGTGCTGCAATAGGCGGACCAATGGGCGGAGCTGCTGGTAAGATGTTATCAGAAATATTAGGAGTTCCTAACAATGAAAAAGCTATACAGCAAGTAGTTCAAAATCCATCTATGGAAGACTTAGCTAAAATCAAAGAAGCTGAATTAAAGTTTGAAGCAGATATGGCAAAACATAAAGTTGATGTTTTTGCTCTTGAAGCACAAGAAAAGCAAGATGCTAGAAAATATTTTTCTAAAGATTGGACAGCAAGAATAATAGGTGTAGCTACTATTGGTGGCTTTTTAGGTTATATATTTTTAGTAACACTACAGCCACCAGAACAGAACTCAGAAGCTCTTATCAATCTTGTGCTTGGTTACTTAGGTGGTTTGGCTAGTGCAATTATATCTTTCTATTTTGGTGCATCGCACAAAGATAAAGGAGAGTAAGATGAATATATCTGAAGAAGGTAAAGCCTTAATTAAAAAGTTTGAAGGCTGCAAATTAGAAGCCTATCAATGTCAGGCAGGAGTTTGGACAAATGGATGGGGAGCCACTAAAGATGTAAAAAAAGGAGATGTTTGGAGCCAATCATATGCAGATGAAAGATTCGATGGTGATATAATTGAATATGAAGACTACGTTAATAAGTATGTAGAGGTGTCTTTAGAACAACATCAGTTCGATGCTCTTTGTTCATGGGTATACAATTTAGGTCCAAAAAACTTTAGAGAAAGTACAATGTTAAAAAAAATTAATCAACAAAATTTCGATGAAGTTCCAAAAGAAATAAGAAGATGGAACAAAGCAGGTGGTGAAGTTTCACAAGGTTTAGTACGCAGGAGAGAAGCTGAAGCATTGCTTTGGGATAATAAAGAATGGTATGAGGTGTAATTTTGGCGTTACAAAAATTTGTATTTAAACCAGGCATTAATAAAGAGGGAACAAATTACTCTAATGAAGGAGGATGGTTTGATGCAGATAAAATTAGATTTAGAAAAGGCAGACCTGAAAAGATTGGAGGTTGGGAAAAAAATTCTACAAATAGTTTTTTAGGTACTTGTAGAAAAATACATTTATATAAATCATCTACTGCTTCTGAATATGTTTTATTAGGTACGCATAAAAAATTATATGCAAAGCAAGGAACAGTATTTCATGATATAACACCAGTGAGAAGTACAACAGGAGCTGGTGATGTTACTTTTGCTAAAGTAGCAGATGATGATGCTACTATCACTGTAAACGATACTGCACATGGAGCTGTTAAAGGAGATTTTGTAACTTTTACTAATGCAGCAACATTAGGTGGAAATATTACTGATGCTGTTTTAAATCAAGAATATGAAATAGCAACTATAGTCACTCCTAACTCATATACCATAGAAGCTAAAGATACAAGCGGTAGTGCAGTTCTTGCTAATTCTAGTGATACAGGAGATGGTGGTAGTTCAACAGTAGGTGCTTATCAAACTAATACTGGTTTAGATGTTTATGTAAGATCATCAGGTTGGGGTGCTACAACTTGGGGTGCTGGAGGTTGGGGATCAGATACTGAAATATCTTTAACTAATCAGCTGAGATTATGGAGCATTGATAATTTTGGTGATGATGTCATAGCTGCACCAAGATATGGAGAATTATATTATTGGGATGAATCTTCAGGGTTAGGTACAAGAGCTGTGCCTGCTAGCAGTAGAGCAGGTGCTAGCAATACGCCAGTAAAAGTTTTACAAATAATGATGTCAGATGTTGATAGGCATGTTATTGCTTTTGGTTGTAATCCGATAGGCTCAACGAATATTGACCCGTTATTAGTTCGTTTTTCTGATTCAGAAAATGCAGTTGATTGGACACCAACAGCAACCAATAGTGCAGGTGGTGTTAAGTTATCACAAGGAAGTACAATAGTTGGAGCCTTACAAACAAGACAAGAAATATTAATATGGACAGATGTTGGCATAGTATCCATGCGTTTTGTTGGTCAACCTTTTATATTTAGTTTTAATGAAGTAGCAACAGGAATGTCTATGGCATCTCCTAATGCTGCGGCAACAGCAGGTAATATTGTTTACTTCATGGATAATGGTGCATTTTATCAATATGCAGGGTCTGCACAAAGATTACCATGCACTGTATTAGATCATGTTTTTGGTGATATAAATCAAAATCAAATTTACAAAATATTTGCTGCAGCTATACCAGAACATAATGAAATAATATGGTTTTATCCAAGTGCTAGTTCTACAGAAATAGATAGATATGTTATATACAACTATCTAGAACAATCATGGAGTATAGGTACTACTAACGATGGTTTTGTAAGAACAGCTTGGAACTCTGCTTATCAGCTAAGTTATCCTATTGCTGCTAGTAAAAATGATACTACTGATAATAATTATTTGTACAATCATGAGTTTGGTCATAGTGCAGATGGTAGTACCTTTAATGCTTTTATAGAATCTTCTGATTTTGATTTAGACCCTGCTGGGGAAAGGTACATGTTAGTTTCTAAGATCATTCCAGACTTAAAGTATAGAGGTTCATCAGATACAGGTAATACAGTAACATTTACGATCAAAGGTAGAGATTATCCATTAGAAAGTTTATCTACTTTATCTACTGTGAATGTTACTCCTAATTCAACTTTTACAAATATTAGGGCTAGAAGTAGACAAAGTGCCATAAGAATAGAGGATAATTCAGATAATTTTAGTTGGAGACTAGGGGATATCAGATTAGAATTAAGACAGGATGGTAGAAGATAATGGCAGCAAAAACATCAATACCTTTACCAATAGCTGATCAAGAGTATGATCAACAAAATGAATTAGTTACAAGAAGATTAATTGAACAAGCAATACAAGACATAAATTCTGATGTAGGTAATACACAAACATTACAACAATCTAATGTAAGTAAGGCTGTAAGAAGACATCAGTTTTTATTAATGGGAGCAAGTAGTGTCTGATAGTTTAAAAGTATTAGGACAAAGTGCTCCATCAGGAACGACTGAAACAACTTTATATACAGTACCAGATAAATCACAAACTACTATTAGTTCATTAGTAATATGTAATCGTTCTGGTTCTGCAAGAACATACAGAATAAATATATCAGTTGCAGGTGCAACTACGAGTAATAAAGAATATTTATTTTATGATAAATCAATAGCAGCTAATACAAGTGAAGCTCATGTTATTGGTATAACTCTTAATCAAACAGACGTGATTAGAGTATATGCAAGCACAGGAGATTTAAGTTTTAGTGCATTTGGCTGCGAAACTACTGAGGATAGATAATTATGAATTTACAACAACAAGCAAAAAATGTAGCAGCACAGGGTCGTTTTGGCGATTCTATGTTATTACATGTTAACCCTGCAGAAGTCAGAGGGTTAGCTTCAGCTATGCCTATTACAATAAACCCTGAGACAGGACAACCAGAAGCTTTCTTACCATTTCTTGCACCATTGTTAGGTTCATTTTTAGGCTCATCCTTATTAGGTGGCACTGCTTTAGGTACGATTGGAGCAGGTGCACTAGGTTCAGGTTTAGCACAATATGCTGTGACTGGTGATCTTAAAAAAGGATTGCTAGCTGGATTAACAGGTTATGGTTTAGGAACTGCACTACAGGGTGCAGGAGCAGCAGCAAGAACAGCCGCAGATGCAACACAAACAG